GAGACTGCCGTATCGGCGGTGACACTCACCTGCGCGATCGCACCACCAGTAATGGCGGCGTCCGTGGGCTCTGCTGCAACGTTTGTCGTGGCTCGGAGGGCTGCGTCAATCGTGACCGCGTTGCCACCTGACTCGACTTGAGCCACAATCCTGTAGCCAGTAATCGTCGCCCCGACTTGCAAGTGATCGAGTGGCAGAACGAGTGTGCCACCAGTCTGGCTCGCCGCCATCGTCGCGACATATGGTAAGTCATTGGCTGCACCAAGCACCCATCCCGCTGTCGCACCTACTTTGGCATCGTGACCGAACTGCGTGGTGAACCCGGAACGAATTGGGCCTGCGGTAAACGTCCGAATAGTGTCGAAGATTTCCGCCTCAGTCGTTGAGCCAGCTCCTGCCGCGATAATCTTGAGCTTGTTGTCGTCTGAATCGACATACACCGGGGCTGCATTGCTCCTGCCAGTTCCGGCAGATGGTCCAGGAGTTGCTCCACGCTTAATATATTGTGTTGGCATGATAAATGTCCTTCACCCACTGGGGGCGGCTGGATTCATCACCCGCCCATCCTGGGTGAGACTGAAGGAAAATCCCTATGAATCAGGGAGGGGACTCACGAAGATTAGTCAGTCCCCGACGCGCCAAGGATAACGAATCCATCGCCAGAATCTCCGGCAGTAGAATCCGACGATCCGAGTGCCTGTGTGTGGGAAGTCGCCACAATGCCAGCCGCCATATCGATCCCGTCCGGGAATACGACGATGTTATCCTCATTTGCTTCAAGCAAGGGGATCACGACTCGCGCATCAGTTGTTGTCGTATCCACCGAGGCATTGTCATACAACTTAAAGTAAGAGTCCGTTGCTGTCCCGCGCTTTCGAATAAACGCAAGGTGCAGGACACAGGCGGCATCAGCGACGATCACACCATCTGTGCCGGTCAAATCCGTATCGTCAACATAGACGAGTTGAAGATCCGCATTACCTTTGTTGGTTGAATGGTTGTGGAAGAAGGTCTTCAACACACCTGCGACGTATGGATCGCGGGTATAAAGCCGAGTCTTCTGACGAACGAGATTTGCAGCTTCAAGAGTAATTGCCATTGTAAATTCCTATGTGGATGGGGTTTTAATGCCACCACGTCATCTCTTCTATGGCTAGAAGGGAAGGACTGTCAAGTATGCTGGTCAGCCGTTCAGCAGCGCCCCGCAATAGGGCTAGAGTCCCCCGGAGAATCCAGAATAGTAGCGTTGGCGGGGAAGAGTCCTCACGAGAGGCTTGGATTGGGACTTCGCCGATTCGGGAGTAATATTCCAACTACGCCCGAGCCCAATCTTCTTGCGATAGAGTTTCCATGCATCTCTGCTGAGATAATCCAAGTGCTCATCGACTTTCGCTTGGATATCAATTCGATCTTGCTTTTCTTGCGATTCAAGCATCGCGTTCACTTTGTCCGCACCGCCCATTCGCCATGGCGCTCGATTCGCCAACTCAACAAAGATATAGGGATTAGACCAGTTTGCGGTCGCAATAATTGTGGTGACTGGAACAAGATTATACGAAGCTAGCATTTGAGTATCGGATTGGTTCCATAGGGAATCGTTGACGATATGCTCAGGTAATCGAAGCTTCCGTCTTTGTGCCAGTCTATACTGGAACCCCTGCCGTGATGGAACGATGACCAGCGAAGGATCAAACTCCCAGAGTTTGGCGAGAAACCACTTGGGCGGTCCAGCCAGTTTGAATCTATTCACATCGGGAATGTAATTCTTCATTATCGGCCGTCGAAATTGAGATCGGTGTTTTGTGGGCTCTTCCAACTTCCTGTCTGATAAAGCCCATTATCGCCTGGGACAATTTCTGACGGACGCGCTCCTGTAAGCTTTGCACGATCCCAGACTTCGATGTGTGGCTTTCCAGTCGCGGGATTAATTAGAACTTCCATCTCAAGACGATCACAGGGATCGTTGAGTTCCTTGATCCCGACCAATGTGACTATTTTTCCTGTCCGTGGATCAAGCGATCCCATCTGAATATTCCAACGCTTGAACGCCTTTGCCACATCTTCTGAAAAGATTTTTTCTTCGTAAGGTCCTAACTCGTAGTGTTTACCATCCCACGTCGTTTTCACAGATTTAGAGATTCGATTCACGACAGTTAGTTGTTCCATATGATCCCTTGGAATGTGGAGGGCCATGTGATGACCCTCCACACCATAACGATGACGCTATTAGCTACCCGCTGGACGCTGAACGACTAAGCTCTGACCAGTGATTCCATCCAGTCTGGCGCAATATGCAGGGTACTCCATGAAGTACTGCTTCCGCATACGGTACCAAGCCTCGAAGGCATCTCGGCCAGTCGTGCCAGAACCGACACGTACTAGCACGGAACCATCCTCATCGACCCATTTGCCCGGTTCACTGACGTATTCCTTGAGGCCCATATTCTGGATATCAAGGAACATCATTACGTCGAGTGGGAAGTCACGAAGCGCTCGCACAGGCACGTCCCCGAAGGGCACATCACCCTGCTTAAACGCGACAGTGCCAGGATCTGGACGCGAAAGGCTTGCACCCATATACCGGCGGTCTGCATCCGTGAGCTGCACCACGAGACGCCGTGTGGAGTGATGGCAGAGAATAATCCCGACTCGCCCACCCAGCTTCTGGTCAACGATGTCCGAGACACGCTGAATCAGGTCGGTTGATAGAGCACCGGTCGAGGCGGTGACATACGAGGAGACGGCTGGCACATTAGCCCGCACCGCACCAAAGTAGTTTGCCCGATAGGTTCCATCATCAACAAGGGCCATGAGCCCCCACCAGGCATGTTCGTACGAGGTGTCTAGGACATCTGTGGTCCCAGAACTCGCCGCCTGCACGACGTAGTCATTATTGGCCGTAGCGGTTCCGATGTTGGCTAGCGCGTCAACAGTGACATCCGTACCATCCGCATTGGCCGCTGTGACCTTTGCTTTAGTCGTTGATGAACGGAGCCCACCCGTATTAGGATTGATGAACCCGAGGAACATTCCCGCGGAGATGAATCTATTACCAAAGTTGTCGTTAGTGATTCCACCAGGAGCATCCAGCTCTAGCGTGGTGTCGTTATCCGGATCGGCTTCGTCAACAAGCGCAAGGACACCACGACCGTCCGTATTAAGCGCATGCTCATCCCGGCGAGACATATCATCGATCAGGTACTGCATCTCGCTCTTTCGAGCACTGATGAAAGCCCCTTCGCTGGAAGTTGAATCTTGCATAACTTCCCACGTCATCCGAAGCCGCGCCATAAGCTTCTTCTGATCGATATTGAACCGAACATAACCCTGCTGCCCGGCATCCGCGAAGGCCGAATCCTCACCGACGAACATCGGTGAAACGTTCCTAGACGTGTGCATGAGCTTGACGATTTCGAGACCCTTGAACGGAACACGCTCAGTCTTAATCAGGTCTCGCAACGGGTTCTTTGCATGAACGCCCTCTGTGACACCCTCTTCGAATGTTTCCTTGAAGATAGCATCTAGGGCCTGTTTATCTGCACCCATGAGTATTCCTTATACCAAGCTTACCGCTTAGCGAGTGTATTGTACTGTGCCCAAGCTGCGGCGGCCCGTTCGTCCAAGCCCGTAAGCTTTGGTGCGGGTGTTGCTTGTGGAGCCCCGCTTGGTGTGTCCTGCGGGAGTGCGGCCCCAGCTCGACCAGCAACCGTAGCTGATGCAACTCGACGAGCCGGATCGATGAAGTTGGACGTGAAGGTATTCCAAAAGTCTTGAATCAGTGTGGGATCATTGGTGTAACGAGCCGTGATTTCTGGCGAGGATTGGACATACCCGAAAAAGGCGGAGTGGAGAGCCCGTTTACCATCTTCCGTCAGTGGAGTGCCGAGAGACTTAGATGCATAGTCGAAAAGGCGTTCCATGCTCTGTCGTCCGTAGCTTTGCCAGTAATGTTTACTCTGAGACTCCATGTCTCCCGCACGATCAAGCACGCCCAGAAGATCGTTCGCCCGTTCCTCCAAGTTTGACAGCCCAGGATAGAGCTGGCTAAACTGCTGACGAACGGCTTCAATCTCTGGGTTCTGTGGAGGGGTGACCCCTACTAGCGCATGAAGTTGGGATTGGATCTGCTGCAACTGAGCCTGGTACTGAGCTTCCCGCTCGGCCCACTGTTGTTGAGCTTCGCGGATTGCTGTATCCCTGGTCTCACGAATACGGTAGCTAGGAACCCATCCTTCAGGCCCGCCCTGTGTCGCCGGTGCGGCTGGCGTTGCAGTCGGTGGTGTCGCTGTGACTGGAGCAGCGGGTGCAGCCTGTATCGCCGGTGCTGGCGTTGCCGTTGGTGTCGCAGACGGCTCTGCGGATGTTGTTGCGCCGGTAACGATTTCTGACATATGACTCTACCTTTTTACTTCACCTTTGGTTAGCCGGTCAGTTCCGGCGGTGGTCAGTTCCACCAGAGAGCCAAGCTTCCTACGCGAGCTGGCGTGTGAAAATTGTCAGAAATATATCTACAAACTTCTGACAAGCGAAGGACTATTTAAGGAGTGAATCGAAGAACTGAGCGATAGCGAGACTAAGAAGAATAATTCCGACGAGAATCGCGAATAACTCGAACATTAGACTGGACCTTGACCCTGAGCGCCCTGTAAATTCCCGGCAGGCACTCCACGCAATGCCGCAGAATTCGCATTGCTCTGTGTCATCGCCAGTGCCCCGCCTTGCGGTGTTGGAGGATTGAGCGGCCGACCGGTTGGACCGAGCGGTAATGGAGGATTCAGGATAAATTGGAGTTCTTGGAGGTGCTGTGTGACAATCTGCTCCAAAATCGGGTTCTTTGCCAACATTTCCCGCATTTTATCTGTATTCAACCACTTTATTCGCTCTGTCCAATGAACTTGGGCATCATGCCAAGGCTTCACGGCCAACGGCTGTGGTCCTTGCATCGTTTCCGCCCACTGTTCGAACGAATCCTGCATTTGGAGTGCCGCTTGGACGTGAAAATTCAACGCCGGGACCAGATCAGTCAGTCCAAAGTTGGAAAGTAGTGCATATCGCTGGTCTGGATCGCCCGGATCTAACAGTCTAAGCTGATTTGCCTGCTCAATTGCCGCTCTTTTGCCCAGAGCAGTCTTCGGCATGTTGCTGCCATCTTCAACCTTGATGGAGAGTTGCCCCTGAAGCTGCGCATTCTCAAAATGTCGGAAGGTATAGGCTCGGTTAGCTCCCATGACAGCCCACGTGCGTTGCTGGGGGCCAAATTGTCGCTCTAATTCCAGTGCAATACTAAACCATGCCCGATACATATCCCCACGAGACTTAAATACTGATCCAAACCGGGATTGACTGCGCTCCACGAGAAGTTGTAGAGCACTGAAGGCTTCAACTCCGGTGGGTTTCTGCCCCTTAATGATGTCAAAAGTGCCGGCAAGCTCCTCAATATCAACGAGAATCTGCTGTCTAAGCTGATAAAGTGAGGAAGGCACCTCCATCCCAGGGATTCGTTCGGGTTTGGCGTTCCCACCAGCAGCTAGTGGGTTCCATTTAAGTATTAGACCAGGTTCGCCTGTAAAGTGATCAATGCCGGCACCCTCTGGAACGACCCAGATCGGGTTCGCCATGCGCTGGACAATCAATTGAATCAACGAATCAAGCTGGTTGAGTTGATCTTGCTTCTGAATCAGTGGCGAGAGTGCTGATCTCCCGTATAATCGGCCTCCAAGGTGCTCGTACTGGGCGTGTACGAAGGGGAAAATCGGGTTCCCATCAATATCTTTGTAGGGAAACGGTCCCGGAAGTCCCTCCTCCGGCTGCGTGAGGAGTATTGGAGACTTATCTCCAACCACTCGCATCACCAATCCACCCGGAAATTCTGGTGTTGGGCGCAACCAAAGTTCGTACTCAGTCACACCTTCAACCGTATGACCGCCGCCAGAACCTAAATATGCGAAATTTGAACCTGTCCCTAGATCATTTGAGAGTGCTAACGACTTGAAAATCTGTAAGGAGCGATCAGCGGGGGATTTCTCCCACACGATCTTGCTGACCAGATCTGGTCTGTTTGCCTCAAACCAATGTTTATCCCGCCAGCGGAGCCGAATGATATAAGGAAGCTCATCAAACCTCGTGACATTGGGGGGAATTGCGTACTCAAATGGCGAAAGTGCTGTAGTCTTCCCTTTTCCAAAGGACGTCCATTCACCGATGGCTTTCCCATCTGGTCCCACCGCTCGTTGAAAAGCATTTCCACCACAAGTAGGGCAGCGCTGTCCTGCTTGTACAATCACTTGCGGGGGCCAGATTGACCTACATGCAACACACTGCTCATGAGGGATAAAAACACGATTAAATCTGTGATCTTTGTTCCAACTGATCTGCAAACACGCATTCCCTGTCGTGGTGAGCCAGAAATCTGACTCCCTCATGACAGCTTCCATCAAATGTTCCTCGTGAATCAGCGGGGACATCTGGTCAGCGACTTCTGCAGCAGCAATACTTTGTGTATCGTGGCCAACAGGACGCGCCACAACCGCGAGATTAATGGCACCAAGCATTGCGCGGAGCGCTTGGACAGTCTCTGCCATCTTGTTGGTGACAGGACGGGGAACCCACTTCTGAAGGCGCTTATCGACCCATTCTCGTTTTGTCGGATGGAAGAAAATCCACTGGCGATTGGCTACATAATAGAGATCGCGCAGCCACTCTCGTTCCCAAATCCAACGGTATTCTGTTGATTCTTTTTTTAAGGTTTCAAAGAGCGTAAGAAGACGCCGCTCATCGTATTGCGGAGTCATCACCGCGGGCGCCACAGGATCCAGTGGTCCTGTGAGCCCGCTTATCGCACCCGTCCCTAGCACAGACGGGTTGACGAGCATGTTCGTGGATTCTGCGGTAAGTTCGGCCAAGAATATTCTTTACTGATATGAAGGGAGTCCAAGCTTGCGAGCAAGTTCTTCCCCTACATCATCAAAACTAAACTGTTTTTGGGATTCATCTGGCCCTTGGCCAGGGAGAGGAGTCCGAATCACTTCTGGAACGGGAAGTTGAATACCATAAGCTTTTTGAATGAGCTGGGCTCGTTCAGTTTCCAACATATTGACACGGAGACGTAGCCAGTCAAAGTGATTCTGGCTGACGGCGAGTTGAAGCTTTAGGGCATCCCTCTCGGAACGGACTGCCGAGAGTTCCTCGCGCAGGTTATTAATGGCTTCCACGGAGACGGCTGCATTGATCTCCGCCACATTCTTCATAGACGAGAACCAATCGATGACTTTACTTGGAACCCACAAATGACACGCTCCTATACGATTACGCTCCCCATAAGAAGTTCATGGTGCAATCGGGAGTGGAATCCACCAAACCACTCGTTTAATCCCAAAAATCTCCGGTTATACTGTCGGGTTCTTTCTCGATATTTCTGTCAATTCGTCGCATCCGTTCAATTGCCAGTCGCATCTCAGCCGGCAGCTTGGATAAATCTCTTGGCGGATTTGCGTCTAATTCGACGGGCTTTGGAAGCTGCGGCCAAGTCATGACGGTATAACGTACGCAGTCAGGAAGCTCGTCGTCTCTTTTGTAGACTCTCTCTCTTCTAACCTGACCATCTTTCGTTTTATCTGGAGCCCAGCGATAGGCTTTCATCTGCGTAATAGTCCGTGGGCATAGACGCTCGACAAACCATAATTGCTTCTGGTGAAGCCACGTCTTGACACGCTCGGTTCCTGCGACAACATCGTTCTCGGCTGCTTGGCAAAAGATGCCATGCTGCGCCAATTCAATCATGGGCTGCCGCTCGTTACGGTTAATTGCCCATTTTGTATTACTGCTAGCTGCTAACCGCTTCAATGCGTTCGCATGCTCAACGAATGATTTATGACGTTCGAGGTATTCGCCAACGCCAACAAGACCTCGTTCTGTTGAAACGAACTTGGTTGCACCGAAGGGGTGATCTGCTCCTGTATCGAGACCAATAATAACCTGACGCCAAGGTTCTATTTTAGGCCACTCAGGGATGATTTGTCTGACTTGTTCATCGGTGTGAAGTATTTGGCTGTCAATACTCCCACCATAAACCGCTCCCGTAAATATAACAAAGTCGGCTTCATATTCCTGACGGTACATGGCATCCGGCATGCTCTGCTTTTCGCTAGCAAGAAATGCCACGCCTTCTGGAGTCTGGAATACAGGATTATCTTTGGTCTGCGCATGGAGTGCCCAATAACCAGGCGTAAGTTCCTCAGCCGGTTTGTAAAGCTTCTCCCAGACCCAATCGTAAGATCGTGGAGAACTGGTAAAAAAGGCAACTCCTTGTTTGTCTCCTAGAGACGGTCGGATAACGTTCCAATGCTCTTCAGTAAGCTCACAAATCTCATCAATCCAAAGCCAATCGAGTCCCTGGCCTCGTCCTTGATCGGGATCTTCAAGAGTTTGGAAGTGGATAAGTGACCCGTTTTTGAGTCGTAAATCCTTGAATTCAGTATTCCAATCAGCCACCCAATTGCTTGGGATCAACTGTTGAAAGGCTGGAATCACATATCGGTGAAGCTTGGGATTCGTAGGAGCTGCCGCCCAACCTATTGTATTTGGAACGCATGCCTCTTCAACGCTGGCAATTGATCCAATTCTACTCTTCCCCCATCTACGCCCTGCAATGATTGTCAATCGGTCAAAAGCCCTTAAACCCTTTACCCCACATGTCGGGCAAGTGATGTTTGGAGGATTGTTGTATTCAGTTTTACAACCCCTGCATAAACGCCTGCGCCTTGCCGCTAAAAAATCCTGTTGATCTGATTGTGCAATTAACTTTTCGGCGGGTAGTGGCACCCATTTCGGCATTTAGTTTTGACCGGGCCTTTAGATTCTCGGCAATCGTGTTATGTACGAGCGTCCCGTAGACCTTTTAGAGCTCCCTTATGTTTGCTCTTTTCCTTGTTTGCAGTCGCGTAGAAGACGCGCTCGCCTTTTTTCTCACCATATTGTTTCTTCATGGCCGCCATCACTTTTGCACCGTGGCCGCCATAGTATTTGGAAACTGGCATAATTACTCCGAGATCTCCTTTGGCCTTCCAACAACTCGTCCCCGTATGACCGTAGGTTCGTTTCCTGCAATAGGATTAATGTTGAGAGCAAGAACAGCCTGTGGGGCCGTACCATCGACCTTTACCGCCTGATGAGATTGGAAGATACCTGAGCCCTTCGCTGCCTCAATGGTCATCGTCCGGTCTTTAAGATCAATGAAATGCTCGATGTTATCAACAACCTTTGGGACAATTTTGTGCTCAAATCGTTCACGCGGGTCATCAAGGATAATCCAGCCCTCTCTGACTGCTTTCCTCATATACTCGCTAATTGTTGCTGGTTTTATCCCAAGAGCTTCAGAAACTTCTGCGGTAGTAAATCCAGATCCCCGTAACTCGATAATCCGCAACACAGTCGCGCGCTTCGAATGATCGGGAATGACGGGGACTGGATAATCGCTATACTCAGATTTCTTTATATCCCACGGCCTTCGGCGTGTCTCCTTCGGGAGTTCCGATTCAGACGGGGGATTGGCAGCCAAGGCTTCTCCTGCTGCTCCTGCTGCGATAAGTCTGGCTTTCGCCTTCCCCTGGCATGGCCGGCACTTGCACCCCGGCTTGTGCGCCCAGAGTGTGTTCTTCCGAGGGTTTTTATAAGTCTGTTTACCTGAGCTTGGCAAAATAATTCCAACTCCTCAAGTGGTGTCATAGTTGGCCAGTATTTAGTGCGGGCAGCTTCCTTATCGCCTATTGCTGGAGACCGCACATCCGCCAATATATGGCCATCACATCTTATTTGCGCAGGACTAGGTTCAGTAATTACGGGTGAGATCTTGGCGGGGGAATCTAGTCCTGGCAGATAGTGGCGGGTTAAAGCGGGGATTCCAACGAGTTGTGCAAGGAGGGACCTACAAATTGCCTTTCAGGTTCATTATACTATCTCCAGCCATTGATTGTCAAGCAAAATTGTAATTAAGCTTATTTGGTAGATGTTATGATTTAACTGGCTCTGCTTTGCGCAGATAGAATTCGACTTTAGCTGTTATTCTCGCCATTCGGTAAATTACTATTTGTTGAGTGTGGGAAAACGCGGTGGGTTTGTAAGTTCCTGAGCGGCAGATCGCTTCCACACGTCTTCGTGCACTGGAATTTCGCGGATCTGACCAAAAGAAGGGGCTTTTGGTGCTGCAAGATAGCTGTTGCCTGCGGGACTGCTGACACTCAAACGGTGTTGTTGATTATCGGGAAGAAGCGGTAGTTCTGCCATGTAACTCCTTTGCCTACACCAATGATACTAGCGCATCACACGATAGCCGTAATACATTGTCCAAAAGAAAACAATAAGCAGAGTTAGTTCCATGCTGCGTATTATACCCCTTGAGTCTCGGATTGTCAAGCTTGATTATCATTCTGATTGCACAATTGTAGTGCATTATCTTCACTTACGGGGATTTTTGGTTTTAAAGGGCTAAACATTTTATTTAAAGGACTTAGCTCATGCCTTGTGTGGAATTGCTAGGAAATAAAATTATTTTCTGAAAAACAGGGCAAAACCAATTTTATGTTGTTGGGAACAAAAGAGTTATCGGCAGAAAAATAATTACCGTATACTATTATATAGTATATAGAGAATTATTTGTTAAGTGATCGTAGCCGTAAGTGTGCGCAGATAGGAGGTGCCGGTATCTGAGTGCTTTGGAGCGTCCCTTGGCTTTTGATTCACCAAGCCAAAGTACAGTTAAAAACATTGGTTGACATATCCGGCATTTAAGTTGTTGAATTTAAAGGAAAACTTGCCAAAAGATTTGGTAAAATTTTTGTGAGCCAGAATTTGCTAAAGGGCTTGGAGTTATCAGAAGTGTCTAAACACAGGGATCACGCTTGCAATCGTCTGTTCATTATTAATGAACCAGTCGGTATCGTGAACATGGCAAAGGGTTTAGTATAAAATTCTGGAGCTTGGACGCCAGCCCTGACACGATATGACTCTTTGGTGCAGGGGGGTCCCCCAGGTGACTGCATGAGACTCAGTGATTCCCAAGCGACACAAGCGACCGCTAGCAGCCTGGCTCTAAGTCCTTGCTGCTCAATAGTTTACAGATAACCTATTGATAACAAAGCAGTTAGTAAGGCGTGTCGCACACAGTTACATAGAGTTCTACCAATTACATTACTGTCAGTGAGATTACAGTATTGGCAGGTCGAGTCGCAGAAGTGTATACTAAGTATCCAATGTAAGCAAAAAGCAGGCCGGAAAGTAACTGTGTAATTTTTACCGTGTAACGTGCACTTTTTACACGATCCGCCAACCTCCCGCCGATTCAACACGTTAGCGAAAACGCCGTGTAAAAATGACACGATCCCCGCTGGCACTACGTTTGCGCCATTGGCGAAATGGCCGGGCACACCGTTTGCAGCCAATTCGGCCGCCG